TTGTCGCTGCGATTGCCGTGTCGTTCAACCACTGCTTTTCTACGTCGGTCAACATTGACTAGCTCCTAATGATGAACTACCCAAGCGTTCGATGGCGTAGACCAACTCGTCTTGAAACCATGCTGGTCCATCATACTCATAAATTTCTTTTGGTCCTGTGGAACAACGCCTCTCAAATTATTCTTAAGCTCACGAACAGTGGCGCCTTTCACTGTTTTATTTCCATCAACTATATGAGTACCGGTGAGCTGCTTCTCAATCAGTTCTTTGTGGCGACCGCTACCGGGACCGCCAGCTCTGAGCTGTTCAACAGCTATGTGCTCACGGATGTTCATAACTAGCTCCGTAACTTCCACAAAGGAACTGCAATCGTTCTCGTTCGACCCGTTCTGTATTTCACGACGACATCTTTCTCTTGTCCGTTCCATTGTATAGACTCTACAGTAAACGGACCATCAGATAGTGCCCGCTCCATCACGTACTCGAGTTCGGCAGGATGCAACTGCTGGACGATTTCGGCTGTGGCTAGGCTCATTTGTTCCTCGGAAGTGACCAGCTTACTCCGTAACGTGACTTCAAGAACCCCGCCGCCTGCCCAATGTTCGAAAACTTAAAAACGTTCGTGTTGCCAATCTCTTTGTACTGTTCAGTCCGAATCTCCATTACTCTCGCAGACATCTTCCCGACGTCGCGTAGTGCTATGACGGACGTCGCAGCACCTTCCGCTCCCCCGACTTTGTTCGCGGTCCAGATAGTTGCTGTGCCTTTCCAACCCATGCCTTTGACGTTTTCTTGCTCTAGCTTGAACGAACCTTTTTGCGGGCTCTCTCGGTTTAACAGATTCCATGTTCCACCTCCCGAACCCGTCGGACGACCTCTAGTCGGCGTCTTCAACTGCGTGATAATGAAACCCGCAGGAGCATGGGAAACTGTTTTGACTTGTGACCTTGGCGGCGCTTGCAAAGGAATAGTAACGCGACCTGTTTTACGCTCGACCTTCAAACCTTCCCTTTGTACTACTTTTCTGTCCCACGACAACTGTCCACCCGGATTTTTCGGACGACCACAATTGTCGCCACGGCAACCGGAACCGGGACCGCCAGCATGAATCGACGTCAGATGCTCTGATAATGCTTTTGCTCCATCCCCCTCTCTAATTACATGGCTCGTGTGCGAGACATGCTCCCAATGACCGTTATCAGCTACACGAACTTGCTGCTCTCCTTTTCTGTAGCCCGGTCTAGGGTCTGGTTTACTATACACTGTCTTCAAACCGCCACGATTGTCCCAAAAATTTTGGCGTCTTCTTGACTCTCGCTTCCAGCCGTCTTCAGGTTTCAACACACCGTCAAACTCCTTGTGACGACCGCTACCCGGGCCACCGGCGTGCATCCAGTCTTTTGGCTCGACAGGATGCAATCTTCCTTGCGTGGCAAGCGCAACAGCAATGGACGTGTCGCCCAGACGCCACCAGTTACGCGGCTCTCTGGCTGGACCTTTTATAGACGGCGCTGGCGTGTCGTCCAGTACTACTGGCGCTAGAACGTTTCTCTTGCTCTGCACGTCGATATAGTTTCTCAGATTCATTTCATTCTTCCCAGCATGATGAGCAGCATAACAAACTCGAGCCCTACCAACACGGCCATCAACGAAATCTCAACGAACATGGCCACCAGCATAATCTCTCTGTAGTTCTCCTGAGACCACCGCTTAATCTTTCCGAACAGCATGCGCCGTTTCCTGTCTGATGGCCCACCCCGTGTTTAGAACTATTACAGGATACGACAATGCGTTGCACCAACGACTGTTGTCGAAATCGTCTCTGCACATATAGTACAAGGCGACAAAGGCAACCGTCGCTACATGTCTGGCGATTTCGAATCCCACCAGACTACCGTAATGCTCTTCGCACGGTGCTGGACCCAAGCGATTTCTACAGCCACGGGCTTCAACTGTGGCATAGACTGCCGACCCTTCCATCGCAGCTACCGTTATCCAAAACTCTCTGTTCGCTGCGTGCGGCTTCAGGGACAATTGCTGGTTCAACGTATTTTGTAGCCGGACATGCTCGACAGTTGCTGGTGACTGAGCAACCTTGGGCGTGGGCATGTCCGGCTTCTCCTGGCAGAGAACCAAGCTTGGTGACAACAACAAAAACAGGGCTAGGACTTTCATTTCAATCTCCTTCACTGATACGGCGCAACTGGTATCAACTCGCCGTTTACCAAATGCCCATGCCAATTCGGCGACTGAATTGAACCACCACCAGCTGGGCATGTTGCTCCTATTTTTCCTGCTGTGACATTCGGCGGCGTTCCCATTCTACCCCAGCACCTGTGCGTCCGGTCGTTCGGCAACGCGCAATTGTTACACCGACTGTCGATGTTCCAGTCCGTTCCGTCAGGCAGCTTCACGCACAAGCTGTCGTCCTCTTTGTTGTCCCAATACATATTTTTCGGCAGCCAAAGAGCCCACCACATGGAACCTACAGGAGCGTTTCTTAGCGGAAACTCATCGCCTGTGTCAGCTCTCTTGTAAATAGAGTCAGTAAACACCTGCCACTGGTCTTTTTCTTGGAACTCGTAGCCACAGGCGCATACTTTAACCCACCGTGGGTCGTCGTGTGGCAACGGGTGAATGTCATCGTGAGTTGCATCGTGATCCAACACGTCCAATTCGACCATGGAATTGTGATAAGAGTACTTACCCGGAACCAACGGACACGGATTTTCTCCTGCCGACGAATCGGTGTAGCGACGCAACCACCGCTTGGTCTTGTGCGTGTCCTCGATCAAAAAGCATCTGGTGCTCATCAGCTGACCCTCGCCACAACGACCGCTGGAATTTCTAGAAAAAGGTCGACAGTGCTGTCACTTCCTTGACCCGGAGCCGACGCTGTAATCTGCAAAGTATACCCCGTACCCAACGTTGGATTGAACGTCTGCTCAACAAGTCCTCGATAGTTTCCACTCGTACCGGCCAGAAAATTCAACGGAATGGCCATGCAACCCGCTACAGGTTGATTAAACTGGTCCACCAACGTCGCAAGGACTATTGCGTTGTTTATGAACGTTAACGTAGTAGGATCTTGCAATCCATCGATTTCGATGAACTGGTCGTTCTTTCTCGTGAACACCATTCGTTGCGGAACGCCCATTTACTCACCCACAATAACGTTCTGCACAACCAACCCCGGCGTTACCAATGCGTTCTGAACTACGATACCCTGCAAAGAAAGCACAGTCTGTACTACAAGAACCAACGCAGAAGTAAGCGCTCTGGCTTCATAATTCGACAAACCCAACGGCCTTACTTTGCCTGCAGCTTCTTCAAACGACCGCAAGAACCTGGCAACGCCTAACAAAACTTCTTCGTTCGTTACATTCTGTCGCAGCAAAATTCCCTTGAGCGCTTCTTCGTCGTGAATCAACTGTCTAAATACTTTCCCGCTTGCTTCGTAATTTGACAGCAGCTGCTTGAGCACTGTTCCTTTGGCTTCATAGTTCGACAAGCGCGGCGGCAAAATCGACTTTAGCGCCTCTTCGTTGGACGTTTTTTGCTGTGCCAAACTCTTCAAAGATTCATAATTTGACGACAACCCGCGAAGGATTCTACCCAGAGCTTCCTGATTACTGGTCAGCCCACGTGCGACTAGACCACGCGCTTCTTGATTACTGGTCAACGCTCTCGACACGCCAATGGCGGTTGCCAACGATTCGTAGTTTATTCTCCTCAGCGTTTTAATCAGACCCAGCACTTCATAAGTTTCTACACGTAACTGGGCAAGACTTTTCAACGCTTCGTAGTTCGACAAGCGCAACTGATTCAAAGACTTGAGCGCTTCCTGATTTCCCCCCCTCCCCGACGATACTAAACCTAGTGCCTCTTCATTCGTTTTTCCCATAGAAACAATTCTACCCAACGCTTCATAGTTCGTTCTCAGCGCTCGACTGACAGCTATTGCACTGGACAACACTTCGTAGTTCGCAGTTCGCTGCCGCAGAATACTGGCGAGTACTTCATAATTGGACGTCCGCCCCCGCGTGACCAGTCCTTGCGCTTCTTGATTTTCTCCTCGCACACCTCTGAGCTGAGCTAAAATTTCTTCGTTCGTTATGCGCCCCGTTTTTATCGTACCCAACGCCTCTTCATTGTGACCTCGAACCAATCTTAGTCCAGAAAGAATTTCGTAGTCGCTGGGCTTGAGTGACTTTACTATTCCCAACGCTTCATAATTCTTTACGCGGCTCCCTACTATACGACCCACCGCTTCGTAGTTTTTTACTTTACTACCAACAATCCTCCCTAGAGCTTCCTGATTCGTACCTAAAGAGTTCGACACAGGCACACCAATAACCTGAAACGCGGGGAACCCCGGCTGCGTCAAATCATTTTGAAATGTGTCGGTCTGAAAAGCCACAGCTATTCTCTCCCCGCAAATAGTACAGGAGCAGGTGCTACGATTGGTATAGTTGCCGCTTGATACGCAGCAGTACGATGCGCCCAAACTCCTTCGGCCTGACCACATGATTCGCCAATTGATATATTCAACTGGCTAAGACTGGAATTGAACGCATACCACCAGAAATTGTTCTCGTCGGTCTGCGTTGGACCGTCTATGGTATTACCATTGAACCAAGCTGTTGCAAAATGCCCCCCACTCGGCAAAACTAACGAAGTACCTGTACAAAAGAATTGCCCACCACCCCCGAGTATGAAATCGTTTTGCTTTGTTGGCGTCAAACATGTCGACGTACATATAACTAAAGTGGAAACTTGAGACGCTTGATTGGCGGTCAATCCTCCATCGTCTACATCCAGATTACAAGTCGCACCCAGAACAACGTACACCATGTTAATCGTATCATTTGTGTTTGCTGTGCGCTGTATGCTAATCAGTACCGTACCTGGCGGCGTAGTCCATTTTGCACAATAAATATTATCGTGGTTGTGCCCGTTTGAACCCGCAAAATCAGCACCACTCGCCGTCCATCCAATATCAGGCGAAGGCGTTGACGTGATGAAAGGACTACTGAGTGCGTCATTTCCAACGTAGTGTATATAAACGGCTGTGTTTGGCGTGTCGACCACGACGCCCAATTTCCACGGATTGGCAGCTACTTTCGGCGTTGCATCATGCTCTTGATTTATGACACGCGGTAGAACTATTGGAACACTACCCGCTACATTGGGCTTTAGTGCTACAGCACAACTGATGTAGGCATCCGACGCTGCTTGCGTGAACGTTGGATTTATCGCTGACGTAGAATTGTAAACGCCTGACTGCGTAGCCACACCATCGCCTAGTAGCTCAGAAAGCAAACCCCAAGTGATATTTGCTTGCGACCCCGCTGTGAACGAAGCTGTTTGCGACGTCTGCGTAGTAGAGTACTTCGCTTGGAAGATAAAGTCGCCGCTCACAGTCGGAGTCATACTACCAGCAGTAATCGTTGCGGACGTGGCCGTGTTACAAGAAGAAACGTCTAGCGTATTGGCGTCTTTGACAACCGCAATGGAAATCTGCCAAAGAGCGTTCTGAGTTCCCCCGGTCTGACGTACGTTTACGTAAGAAGCGCCCGCCGTGACATTTGTTGCACGGTACATCTTCATCGTTTTGGTGTTGAGCACCGCCGAAGTCACGTCGTTGACGTAGCTATTCCCTTGGTCATCCGTTACTGTGAATGTTTGATTCGCTCCCGTGCTGTCATATGAAAACGAAACAAGAATTGTGCTACCACTGGTCACTGCAGTGGAATCGACTGGCACACGATAGCACCAAGACGCTGTCGTACACGTTCCGTCAAAGCTCCAAGAACTACCCGACGCAATAGCCAACGGAGCTGCAGTCCTATAGATAACTGTTGGCGCCTGTGCCTGTGCTCTAAACGGCAAAGACAAAACCAACAAAATTGCCAACAGAATGGCAAAAACTTTCATCTTTGCACCTTTGCTGGTCCACCTAGTTTTGCCGGTCCGGCAACTTTAGAACCCACAGTCCCTGCAGCAGCAGGATTCTGTACAGCGACAATACCCATAACCAAATCATCGTTGAGAGTAAAACCGCCAAACGTGGCGGACTGCGTACCTGTGCTAGACACGGTTTTTTGAAAATCCGCAGCTTGGGAATTTAATGCGCCTAAGTCGCTGCTATCAACCAAAGTGTACCCAGCCGCTGTTAACGTAAAACCGCCATTAAAAAAATCTAGAACAGCGCCAATAACCAAATCTGTGGCGTTCGTAGTGGCACCGGACGTCGACGCAGTACCCTGACCACTACTGTTGGCAAGTGCGTGTGCATTACCGGAAGCATCGATTGGGCTACTAGTACTCTGTCCAGTAATCTCTATAACCAAAATATGCATATCGTTGGCCGTGCCTGTATCAGTTGCTGTTACTGTGTTTTGACCGCCCACGGCACTGGCTACGTAATAGCACTGAATTTGGCCTGCATTTGAAACTCCATTGTTAGATGCATTAGTAAGATGCACAAACGTCTCGCCCGTCATTGTCGGCGTATTTATCGTGGAACGCCCCGAATCTTGTGCACCCACAAATACCAAAATCATATTTCCAGCCGTGACGTTACCTGGCAAACCCACCAAAACTGTATTGGTAGCAGCGGTCTTATTTTGTGCATGCTGCGCGCCACTGTTGGCGATAGACGGTGCAGTTCCGCGAACGGTAGCTGAACAAAGCAATAGCCCCAGAGCAAAAATTACTGCTTTTAGCATATGCTTCATTGCAGTCTCTCCACGACGATTCTCACTGCGTACGTTCCCGTACCACTCGTGCACGCTGTATACGTTACACCGTAACCTATCTGGCTGGCGCCTGTGGACCAAATAGATGCTGTACCCGTTGCATTGTGCGTGGTATCTCCAATAATCATTGTCGCAGTCAGTGCCGTTGCACCATTTACGTCCAACGGAACAGACTGGGCCGTTTTCGTTCCAATCTCATCTACCCACGTCAAGTTGAAACCAATCGCTGCCGGTCCCGGCGTCGCACAGGTTACTGTGGAATCAAAATAGGCTGTAATTCTATACTGACCCGCCACGTTACAAGCGCCTGCAGCTGCGGCGCAGAGCACTGTTCCATTTGCAATAGCAGCTGTTTTTCCTGTAAGGGAAATCGGAGACGGTTGACTACGAACCATCATTCCCGGCGTAGCTGTACTTGCGCCGTTCGTAGTACCCATGAATTCATGCGTTGTCGAATCTGGATATAACGCCGACGTGCTGGCTACGTTTGTTGGCGCTGTTCCTTCTGACGCACACCAGAAACCCGCTGTACCTACAGTGCAAGCTGGTGGCGATGTTCCCGTTTGAACACTGACAACTTTTACGCCTGCTGTGTCTGTACAAGTCAAAACGTTCGCTGTCGTAATTCCCTCGTCACATAAGGAATTTACGATGGACGTCGCACTACCGGCCTTGGGAATGAACCCAGTCGTCAGACCCGAAATACCCCCAGTCCGTACGACTGCAAAATAGTTTATATTGTCAGAATAAATCCAGGCGCACTGCCCCGTCAAAAGCGCCAGAGACGCAGCAGCACTTGTGTACGCCGACCCGTTAGTAAAACTAATGTTCGACGTCGTTGGCGTGATCGTCGCCGTCCCTACTCCTATGTTGCACGCCAACGTAACGAAATTAGAACCAAAGCCCGCCGAGTTAGCTTGTGGCAACGTTACAGCAATCGCACCGGCGTTGCTGAAACTAACATAAGTGGCTCGGTCCGTAGCAGCAAACGTATAGGTCGTCCCCGTCTGCGGATTCGTTGGAACGCCACTCAATCCAAACTGCGCATGACCGTAACCACCACCCGAAGGCGTTGACGTAAGCGTAAGCGGTACACCGTTTGGACTAGTCGGAATATTACTAGAAGACGGTATCAACGACCACTGAAACGTACCCGTCTCATTGTTACAGAAATAGAGTTCGGCTGGCTGTGGCGTCAAAATGAACAAACCAGCCGTGACCGAACTACATGTCGGCAGAACAGGACCGCCTCTGACAGTTGTTACTTGTCCACCTTGCGGTGCAGCAACTCCTGCGCCCGTCAGAAGCAGCAAAGCGCTCAGAGCTAGTTTTCTGAACAGTTTTTCAAACACAAGCGTACCTCAATTGTTGTCTATGACGAACCAATTCTGTCCGTCACAAATCATCTCGGCATACTGGTACTGATTGGCAAGAACGTAGTACGGCTGCCCGTTAATCGTGACAGACGGCACCTGTCGCATGTCGGCAGGATTCGGATATATGTTTACAAAACCCGGGTTTCCGTCCTTTCTAAAGAACGAGTACACGAAACTCGTCCCATTCGAGAATGGCAAACCCGTCTGCGATGCAGGAATGAATGCGCCGGAAATCGCTGGCAGATAAACAGAAATGGCGTTTGCATTTGCTCCACTTGCTGTTCCCGTAGCTGTTACAAATAGAACACAGCTACCTGTTGGACCGGAAAAGCATGTGAAACCGCCCGACACACTGTACACAGAACAAGAAGTAACGTCAGCTGTACCTACGTGCCCATCGTTCCAATTCGACGGTTTTACGAGTGTAGAATTTGCACCGTCTGCAAGACCTGTTATGAACTTGTGCTTGATGGGCAAGACAGTTTACCCCGTCTTAATAGCTGATTGTGAAATTCGACATCCCAGCCCAAGCTCCCGTTGCTTTGGAGAAAACTATTTTTGCTGACACACCGCTGAACGCCGACGGTAACTGACTTGGCGTTAACTGCGTTCCCGTGTTCCAAAGAACTGTTCCAGACGCATCGCTTACAACAACAAGATAGACAACGCCTACCGTAGCAGTCCAACGAAATTTTACGCCTCCGGTGGGCGTAACTTTCGTGACGACATCGGTCTGCGTTAGATTAGTGCCTGTTAATTCTGAAATGCTTACAGAGCCACCCGGCGTGTAAGCAGAACCATCGTCGTAGACCAGCACGATATCAAACAACTGACCCGTAACGTTTACAGAAACAGAAGCGCTGGCTGAATTGCCGGACGTGTCGACTGCTTGTGCGCCAACTGTATGCACTCCTGTTGATAACGTGGACGTGTCTAACGTGAAAAAATACGGCGAAACGGTCAACGCAGGACCGAAATTGACGCCGTCTATTTTTGGTTGCACACTGGCAACAGCTACGTCGTCTGTCGCACTTATTGTGACGATTTGCACGCCCGTTACGTTCTGCCCACTAACCAACGTAACGACAGATACAACTGGCGGTGTCGTATCTGCAATGGTAACCGCAACATTTGCAGAAGCTGCTGCGCTTCCTCCCGCACCAACTCCCGTTGCTGTATACGTAGTTGCCACTTGTGGCGTAACCGAAACCGAACCACCCGCAACTGGTGTGACGGAACCCACGCCGTTGTCAATTGTGACAGACGTGGCGTTTGAACTAGTCCAAGACAATACAGACGCTGTGCCCTGATTGACACTTGTCGGTAACGCCGACAATGTAACACTCGGAACTGGCGGTGGAACAACCGCAGGAGCTGAAAACCCGACAACAGCAGCGGCCCACAAATCAGAACCGGACAACGTAACGTTTGCAGCGGCCGTTCCCGACAACATAAAAACTTTGCTACCCGCTGATGCAATCAACGTTTCGTTGGGCACGACAGTGACTGAGTTTCCATTGGCGGTTGAAACAGCCCCTATGCAGAAACTGGTAGGACAAAGACCACTCACAGCAGTTCTCGACGACCCGGCAGCTGAAACAAAAACAGGCACCTTTGTAGTGTCCCACGGACCTGCAAACGATGCACCTGTCACCCTCAACGTGCTCGCTCCCGGAGCGGCTACAGTAACAGGTACAGAACCTGCGCTACCGGCATATTGATAAAACAAAGCCAGTCTATGCGGGTCTGAGGAGTCTACTTGACCCGCTTCTTTAAACCCGACAAGAGAAATTGTAGGCAACTGCCCAGCACGCACAACAATTACAACCAAATCGCCTACGGCGACGTTTGGAACGGACACCGAACAACTAATAGTGGCTCCACAATCTTTTGCGACTGTGTCGGCAACAGCAACGTTGCCCAGCCCCAACAAACCAATCAACACAAGCAACAGTCTCATCCGCATCACGTCTTTTCCTTTCTTCAATTCACGCCCTCGCCACGGCAGGTAATAGCTTGCACTATCTTTCTGTCTTTCTCCACACCAAACTCGATAAGCAACTTTGCTTCTCTGGCCCCCACGACCTTCGGGAAAAACATAAGTATGAACTCCGCGGTCTCTCCCGGCCACAATACTTTTTCTTTTGCCGGCGCCACAGCGCCAAACTCAGTCACAATAGACGAGTCCTTACTCAGCGTCCTTACAAATCCGGCAGACGTAAGAACCACCGGACTTGTGCCGTTGTTTTTGACTGCGACTTTATGCGATGCAGAACCATTCAAATGCACCGCACCAAAGTCAACAACAGACTCTGACCAATGTACGCTCAACTTTGCTTGCGCATAGGAGCACACACTCAAGACCAGAGCCACCATCAACAACAACGCGCTACGATTCTTGCTAATCATTTCATCCTCTCCTGGCAGAAGTTTTGAGTTCGATGACGTTTTTTCTGGCCCGGAAAACCTTTATCTCTAGTCCATCCAACTCCAATGGCTGTTCATGCAACTTGCGCTTCAAAACAAATTCGGCCAGCCTGTACTTATTTCCCACCCGAAGAATCTGATAGATGATATACAAAGTCTGCCTCAAAGACGATTCGCTCATTCGTATTTTGTGTAACACCGTAGCCCAACTCCCTGTCGGTGCGAACAACCTGGCAACGTTCCTTTGCAAAGGCGTCAATCTGCTCCAATCATTCATTGCTTCTTGATCTGTAACGTAAGCAACACCCATCTCAGAGCGCCTAATAAGTTCCTGCGCGTGTAGTCTATCGTAAACACCTAGTTTCGAATAGATAGCACCAGCATGATGCTTGACCGCAGATGGACTGACGTTGAGCTTTGCAGCTATTTCTTTCCACGACAGATTAGACATCATTTCTGCCGCGACAACCTGCTCACGCTTGCTTAGCGGCTGGCCCAACAACTCATCGCGCAACGTGAGCTTCAAAACTTTATTCTTGTCCATACACGCTCTCTTACTGAATCGTGGCCGTCAAGCCCGTTACCATTCCTGGCGCTACCGGCACAGTCACCGACACTTCATTGGAATTAGGACCCTCCACACCAAAAAGGTCGATCACTCTCACAATGTAAAAGTACGTCGTCCCTCGCGTGAGACCAGAAATTGGATCGACAAAAATCGTAGCGTTGAAATTTGGCGGCGAGACAATGACATATGGTCCACCAGCAATCGTTGAACGAAAAATTGTGTACCCTGTTATTCCTGAAACAGGAACCCAGCTCAAACGAATGCCGTGCACTATGGGCGGAGTCTGTGCAGCAGCTGGCGTTACGTGTAACGCAGGCAAATTTATAGCGCCAACAGCGCCGACAAACAAAGACAGCATCAATCCAACTACAAATGTACGGATGAAAAATTTCATTGCAGTACTCCTTGCAACGTCGAGACGCGCTGTACTGGTGCAGCTGCGCTGCACGTGAGCAATCCAGTTTCAACATTCTTCGAACAGTTACTTGGGACTATCGGCCCGTAAAAATTGCTTGGCAACGACTGGTCAAATGTGGCTCCTGTTGGACCTATCGCTACCCAATGACCTGCGTCCGGCATGGACAACGTTTCCCCTTCACACCTATAGAAATTTCCGTCACTGATAGCTATGACCACCATTTGGTCAACACAACTACCCGTAGGAACGTTCGAAAAATATCGCACGCCCGGAAACTGCTGACACAAAGCAGCGCCAGCAAAGAACAACAGCAGAGTAATAGCCGCTAGAACGATTCTTTTCATCTCACGCTTCTTGTAACTCGAAATACGGCGCCCGATACGTTCCCGTTTGACCACACTTGGGACATTTGTAATCGTGATGCTGACCGTCGTACGGACCGGCTACGATTATGTCGTTGAAATCCACGCCACAATCCATGCTGTGAGCGAAGATGGCATCAGAAGCTCGCGCTGACAAAGTCTGCCAGTCTTCGTGGACAAAGTCGGGGCGATACGGCTTGTTGATTGCCTCTTCTGCTCTGCGCACAACGTCGGTCGCTGCGGCGATATCCAGATTGGCATGTGCTGCGTGCCAAGCTGTATGCAGCTCCACGCGCTTCTCTTCTGTTAGCAGTGGAAGACCCCGACAGATGCGCTGGATTTTTCTTACCTCAGCGTTCGCTTCTTCTCTGTTCATCTTTTTCCCCACATTCTTGCGACACGGTACTCACTTCGTTTTCGATTCGTTCCCACGTAACGATACTCTCGAACCTCATCGACTCGTACAGTTGTTCCGGCACCCACTCGTCATCCGACTCGCACCTATATATCGGTACTCTTGCACCGGGCGGCTCATTCCTCAACTTTAGCACGACGATTCACTCATTCACACCGAAACAATCGGACGCCACGATCACTTCTATTATACAGATGTTCCTGCCAACTGCGTGGTAAATGTCGACTTTAACGGCGCGTCGTTCGCCAACAGGGACTGCTCAATCCATGTGGCGATTTCCGAACCCGCAGGAACAGCGTTAGTCGGAACGTTTTGTGCTACGCCGACACCGACAAAGGCGACGCCTGCAGGAACAGCCAGTCTGTTGGCGACGCTTGTGGCGTCGTTTAGTACCGTCTCCAACCCAATTGTTATTTTACTACTTGGGTCAGCCGTCAATGTGACCTGTGCGGAATTCAACGTCAACGACGCATTGGTATTCTTCCAGTAGATCTTTTCGAAGCGGTTGGTCGGCGACGCTTGGCTCGCTGCGTTGATAAACATGCAGTAGAACCCGCGCTCGTTCGGAAACACTTGTCCCAAGTTACCCACGCCCGAACCACCCACTGTGACCAACTGGGTACCTGACGCAGACAAAGAGACAACAAGAATACGTTCGAATACTTGTGCGCCCGACACCGGTGTCGCACCGTTCAGCGCAAGCGACTCGGCGACAATCACACCCGCCGCATTTCTACCCGAGACGGTAATGACTCTCGCGTCTGCCGCGTTGGACGTGTACACGAGCGTTGAATTGGCAAGCAGCTGCGTGAACACTGGACGATTCTGAATGTCGATTGAGTTACCACTCAAAGACACATCGTCCAACGGACGATTCAGTGCACCGTATGCAATCAAATCCCCTGTAAGAATCGACATCGCTCACTCCTTTTTTACCAGCTGTCTGCCGCAGCAAAATTGTCTTGACGCTTGTAACGATTTCGGATTATCCAACCGAACGCCGCTAGACCACACAACGTCGGAACCCAGTCGCTAGTCAACAACCACCAGTCAGAGAAATTGACTACGAACACGTAGTCGAAAAATGCCAGCACCAACCAGAATACAGCTAGCGTTCCGTACACTAGTCGGTCCTTGGAAAACGGTACGCGAGTCAACAACAGCAGACCCACGAACGTGAGCAGCATACCCTCTACCAGACAAATGATTGTGTCTTTCTCTACGACCATTTCTTTGTACGCCAACCACCCAAACAACAAACTAGGCGCCATCGATGCCAACACCGACAACGCTTTGGGCTTTTCTTTCCAGCCCACGAAAAACGACGCTACCAGAATAGCTATCGTTCCTGCGCTGTAGACGATTCTGTACACGTCTGACTCTCGATCTACCAACAATCTCGACGACTCTATTACCGCAGTCGCCACAACGAACGTGTCAAAATACAGCTGCAACGCTTTAGCTTTTACGCTTTGACCCGCCCATAGACCTGCCGCCAACGTCAGGCAAAATCGTGTCCACGTAATCAATTCCGAATTCATAATACGACGCCTCTTCCTTTGGAACGGTAATCGTTCCCGTTGCTGCATACTTGTTGTCAACAGAATCCACAGTGGCCCACGACACGACGATTTTCTCTGGGTCGGCAATGGACACGTTTTTTCCCACTACGCGAAACCTGTAAGCAGCTCCTGGCTTTCCTCCGGTGCTCATACACCCTCCTGCTTCTTCGTGAAAACTATGACCTTGCTGCTCGGACCTTCTTTTTCTTCTTTCACCAACTTGTCTTTCTTGACACGATAGCAAACATACAGCGCAACGAACACGGCACTACCCAACATGCAGGCAATCTGCATCAATGCAATGCTGTTGCACAATTTCAAATCTGAACCCCCATCTTACGATTCATGACAGCGATCGTGCCCCGCAACTGCACCTGCTCAGCCAATACCTTTTCCATTTTCGTGGGAGTAGTGGCCAACGCGGCTACGTTTTTTCCCAGTTCCAAAACTAAACCTATACTCGCTACAGCAGCCACTGCTTTGAGCAAGGTCAACTCCCAAGTCCATGACCCTATGGTAAACAATTCGAACAAATGCACCAAACCACAGCAGGTGGCGAACACAGAAAACCAAATGAGCATTTTCTTTGTAGCCCAGCACGGCCGCACATGCCCTTTTCTATACCACACATGAAACAACAACAAGGGGGCTACAAAGTACGAAAACCAAATCAAGAGGTCGCTTACAGTCAATAAATAATTCATTCGTCTCAATCCTACAGTAGATTTTACCCTCTTGGCCGGCGGTCTCTTTCTAGCAGCAAAACACGGTCTGTAAGGTCGTCCATTCTCCGATCAACTCCTTGCACAGTAGACGTTAACGACCGTACATTACTGTTCATCTCTGCTACAGCTCTCATGGCATTTTCATGTTCGGCTTTCATATTTGCTTCTTGCAACATGGACTGGAACTTGTCTAGCTGGTTCTTTCCGTTTCCGTTACCGTTTTTCTTGTCCGTCTTGTCTCTCTGCATGATATATATCGCATACGCCATGCCCAAATTAAAAATAAACTGAATCGCGGTCAACGCTTGCGTGGTCGAAATTGGAAACGATGTCTGCATCATGGGCTGATTTCCTTTTCGCAACCACTTCCCTACATCGGCTTTTTATGCACAGGCTCAACGTCTATTGCTTCTAGATTCGGCAATGACGTTTTATACAACTCCGAACGAGCAATCGCAACTTCGGTCATCTGGGTGATTAGATGCCGTACATTATCCGGTCTGCCAGCGTTCAACGGAGACTTCAATTGATCTCTAAACACCTGAGCCGCTAGCGTTGCGACAACTGCGTTTGGGCCACCCACAGAAGTCTGTACGCTAGTGCGTACCTGGTCCATCAAATTCAACAACTTCTGCTGCGCCGCCAGAATGAAGCGCATTTCTTTTTTGGCTTCTTCTCTGACGCCTTTCGATGCACCCGGCTTCACTCGCTTGAACAATTCGTGGCCCGAATATTCCATCAACTCGTCAAGCCACGTTTTCAACTTGGACATCTCGTCGATGTAATACGACGCTAGCGAATACGAAATCGTTGCAGCGTCTGCTTGCTTCTCTAACGCTTTGGCTAGAACATTTGTGCGTTTGTCGGCGCGCCAATGTTCGTTGTGGCGCTCCAGCGTCCAGCTACCTTTCCACGGAACTCTTTTTGACGGATACGGACCAATAGCCAAAAGCACCCACTCACGCTCATGCGCTTTTTTGAACTTCTCTGCGGCGAACTCTGCTACTGACCTGTATTTGTACCCGCCACGAGCGTCCACAGAAACGTAGAACTCGTCCTTCAAAGCATCCCAGTCCGTTTTTTGCCAGAACTTGTACGCTACAGTGGTTCTGTCGATTAGATTCCGCTCATCGTATGTACTTGCGAGCAGCTTCAAACGAGCGTAACGCTCGTCTGTATACGGAACCTCTTCCACGACAGTCGGACATTTTGCTGGTGGCGCGTTGGAAACCGAGTTCATTCTTCTCAGTGCGGCCTTCATTTCGGTTTCCTGATACTGCTATAAAATGCCGAACTGTACAACGTACGGCACATCAGTCCACCACGACGCCCGATATTTTCGTAGTGGGCAGAATCATGTTTACGAGCGGTGGCCTTCCCGCCCTTCTGACCAGCTTTCTGCCTCGGTGTCATCTTCTGACGCATCTGAACAGTTCTCTCCGCTCTGAAATTTACTTTACGTCGTTCGGATTGACTGGCTGTTTGTTGGGATTACTGCTGATGGCTTCTGCTGGCGACTTTGCGCCGCCTTGACGCCACTGCTCGGTTGTATTCTTTTTTGAATCGACTACTGTGGCGAAAGTACTGGCCGGACCCGGCTGACTGCAAGGCGGATTATCTTTGGTATAGCCCATCGGACTACCTCCTCAGAACTTCTACAACGCCTAAACGCAACCATCGTTCTGAAAAAGCCCGTCCAACTCAATTGTTTTCTGGAACTGCTCTAGTATAACGGCTTCTTTTTCCTTTCTGAATCCCAAAGCTACGTACGAACTGTTAAACAGTTATAGGACAGAAACGTTTGCTTTGACTGGAGTTACTTTTATTCTTTGATACATCCTAGTCATTTTTGTCCGCTCACCGTCTAACTTCAATTTGTATGTAACAAGAATGCTGGCGACCCCTGGCATCTGTGCGTAGACTTTTGCAGAACACCGATCAGCAGCTACCTCTAATTTCAATACGTTTGGATTCGAATTGAACCACAACGGCTCTCTGAGGAACAACGGACTCTGCGTCAGTTTCATTAGCCTATCATACTGGTCTAACGGTACCAACGTTACATCCATCCACGAACACGTGGTCATTTGTATCATAGGTCGCTTCATTTTACCTCCGTGCATTCGTGATGCAAACTTTCTTGATCTCCGACAATGAATACTGCTCGGCATTTGCTACAACGCCACGCAGGAAACATATAGTTCGTTGCGTGCCGAACTGTTCCCGGAACTCCTCTAACGTACCTCTGCTTCAGCGGAGCATCAACAGAATACTCGTCCCAGATTGTCACTGACCAAATAACTTTCGTAAAAGTCACAAATGTAACTTGGTGCTGTCCCTCAAACGTGAACGGCAAATAATGCCTTCTTCTAAGACGTATGACGGAATCTTCCCACCAGTTGCTCATGGCTTTCTCTCTTTCAACCACTTGGCCACTGCTTCTAATCGCTCCGCACAAATAAAACATGGGCATGGCGACTCTTCTTTGTAACGACCATGCGCTATATTCCAAACTTCTACAGCGTCTTTTCCTACACGAGCTTCTAGCTCTTCCCGTCTATTCAATTCTGGCGTAACGCTCATTTTCCCCTGCCTTCAGTAAATCTTGAACTTGATTCTCTCCATGACGGTTGGAAAATGCTCTTTGGCGATGGCAATCATCTGCGCCAAGTCAAACGTTCCTTCGGCCAGAAAATTGCTATTCGAACCCAGTCTACTGTCTACGCTTCTATCCCAGAACGACAAGGCGGTCCAACCGTCTTTCTGGTGGACCAAGGCGGCGCCTTCGTTTTGCGGACCTTTCGGACACAGGCCTCCGTCGATGTTCGTACCCCACGGATTCGTATACATGAAATCGTGTTCCGCTCTGCAACTTTCTAACGAGCGGTCGCTACTTGAACTACGCATGTAGTGACCCACGTCTTCCCAACAACCGAAATAGTAAACTCTCATTTTTTCATCCTGAACTTCCGCATCGACAACCTGCTTTTACGATTATGGTGCATACGATTCTCTTCAACCCAATGACGTTGCTGACACTTATGTGAGCAAAATCGTTTCGGATTACGCGAACGTACGTGACGCTCGAACGGCTTTGCGCAACGGTCATAAAAACAAAAACCAATACTCATCTACAATCCGTGCAGGTAATCGTAGCTGTTGATAACCAAACCGTCGGTCTGATTCGATTTGAGCTTCAGCGTTTCTGATTCGCCGAATATGCCCGAACATTCTATGGCGCACTGTCCTGCTGAAACAACTTTCAAACCGAACTCACGATACTCTCTATGATTGGCAATCGCTTCGGCTACAAACTTGTGAACCAGTTCGTCAGGAAAGATTATCGGAACTTTTCTGGTCAGTCCCGCTACGGTGTGCTCGAACATTACGTACTTCATTTCGAAGCCTCTTCTCCTGACGGCAGCTGCCTTACGCCGGAAAAATCGTCCAAGAACTTTTTTGCGGCCCTCATCAAACTCCTCGTGTCGTTCAAACCCTTGCCAAGTTCTACGACTATCTGCCCACCCGATGCTCTATGCAAAGCTTCGGCCCAATTCATGTCTCGAAGTATCAACTGGATCATCAATTCCTTTCTTCGTGCGTCGTCACTCAAAGAACCAGTCAAACTCAACGCTTGCTTCAACTGGTTTATTCGCCGCTCGTAAATTTCTTGCATCTTTAAGTACTGCTCGACAAGCGCGTCGTGACTTAGCAACGTCAAACGTTCTTTTGTCTCGTTCATTTTCCCTCCATCAGTCCGTCTTTGGCTGGGGCGCGCGCAATTGCTCCATTTTTGGTCCCCTGTACTCTGCGCCATGAATGTAATTCATTATTTCTAAGCCAGAAATCCACTTCCATATCTGCGTCGCCACTTCACCGCTTGCGCCGCGTATCTCGCCATCCTCGTACTCAATCTCAATTCGCACCACTTTGCGCTCACTCACTTCTCACCGCCCTTCCCGCCTTCGGGTGCCTTGCGTGCGAGTGACGCTTCTTCGAGCGCATCTAGAGCAATTCGCTTGGCGTCGTGATGCCCTAGCGGTAACGCAGCGATTTTCTCCAGCGCCTTTGTAAGCTGTTCGATTTCGCATTCATCGCCGGTGATGTCCTGAGATAGCCTGTCCAAAGCACCCTTAGACAGCGCGTCTCCCTTGCCTGCCGGGGGAATGGCGAGGGGCTCTGATAACGGAGAATGCTTAGGCTTGGCCGCTTGCTTGGCTCGAATCTGCTCAATCTTTTTGTAAACGCGCTCAAGTTCAATTTCTCCGCACAAATCTGCTGTTAGGCCATTCGCGTTACACAGTGCCATCAACGTAACAAGGACTCCTCCGCATTCCTGCGGCGGTATGCCTTGCGGTCGATAGAAAACATAATCGACAAGTTGGTGCGCTTCACTCTGCGTGCAACCAAGTGTCTGTACCAACTCAAGTGATTCTTCTAGGAATCGGTGGTTGCGTTCTACTTTGTCGTCAGCTATTTGCTGCCCAAAACATGCTATCGTCCATTCACGCACACGTTGCTGAAACGACTCGCCAGCCCGCAACGCTCCCTGCTCGTCCACGCGCTCCCGCTCGGCTAAGTCTGGCGGTTGATTACGCTCAGCCGCCAAAGCGGGGTTCAAGGCCCCTTCCACTTGTGCGCCAGCTTGGACTGCACCTTGCGGCTTCACTTCGTTATCCGGCTCCAAGGACCGTTGATTTGCAGCCGCACAAGAACGTTCAGGACCTTCCAGTTTTTCCCCAGCTTTATCTCTGCGGAAAATATAATTCTCAACGGCTGATTCCGCTGCCGCTCTGAGCGCGGTTTCTAGGTCGTCTTTAACGACAAACGCGCTGTCTTTCTTGTGGTAGTCGATTTCTATTTGCCACACACCTTCGCGCCAAAATGCGTTGATTTGTACAACAGGCTCCCCACCGCTCTGCGGTATAGGGGCCCGAAGTGGAATCGGTCGCAATCCGTCCTGCTCGCCTGCGTCTTGGTCGATGCGCGGTTCTTTTGGAATGGCTCGTTCGCGCGTTAAATGGAAAATCCATTCTGCTTCGTTGATGACCGTCCAGCCGCAAGCGCAGTTGCCGCCAGTGACGCGGAAGTGTGAGCGTCCATCTTTGCCGATATGCTCTTTTTGCTCAATCATGTTTCTCTCCCTTCGTGGTGGGGTTGGCGGGAAAGGCGCAGCTGCTGTACGTGCTGCCTCTTTCACAATACGTAGCAGCTTTTCCTCTAAATGCTCACTCCAGTACCACGTGCATCCTTTGATTGAGCATTCCGGGTCACGAGAGGCTCCGTCCGTACTGTAAACATGAGGAGCAATTTTGCCCGCTTTGAATTTCTTAACCAAGGTTTCTAAAGTTTGACTCACTTCGCGCGTCTCTTTCTGCTTCATCGGCGCACCGGCAACAATTCACTTTCAATCACAGCCCAGCACGCCGCTAGGTCCGAGGGCAATCCTTTCACGTTCAGGCGGTAGCGCCAGCCGGGATAGTTTTGGTCCCAATATCGGCCTGTGACCAAGTGGCGCAATCTCCTATTCCCTAGATAGGTCACCCGCTGCCCTACCTTGAACTTCGGCTTCACCCACACCGCGCGTCTCTTCTGCTTGGGAGTCGCCATCACAACCTCGCTAATCGTTCAAGTTCTTTCTTCTCTTCATTCTCACAATTCGCACAAGCCGCGTCTGTTAAGCAGGGTGTCGAACTAACTGCAAATCCCATATAGTCGCCCAAGCTCTTTAACTGCGCTGTGTGCTTGTCACAAGCGAAAGTATCCTTTCCCGGCCAGTGAACTATTTGTGTTGCTTTCATTTACACCCCTCCTTCATACGCCAGATTTCATACCCGATAGCTCGAACATTATGTACTTCATGTTCCACGAATTGGCTGGCCACAATCTGGGCAGTTTCTAGCGTCCATAAAAACGCTCCTTACACAGACTTCAAACATGCAGCGAACAAAGGCAACATCAACTCATGGTGCCCTATTATAGAGTACCCTTTAGAAAACTCCTTGTCCAAATGGGGGCGTCTGACGACGTTCTGCATCGGTCTGTAGTGCTGAATCATGTCAAAATTCGCTGTCGTAAACTGAGTCAGTTCTGCACCCAAATTACGAGCCACAGAGACAGCTTTCATAAAGATTTCTGGCAGCAGAACAGCGGACCCCCAGTTCATGTACACACCACCTTCCAGCTCTTTCACTAAGGCGCAAAACAAACGAAAATCATGATGCGTGGCGGAACCCAACGCTGTTCCAAACGCGTCTTTGTGCATGTGGACTATGTCTGTTCCAATGGCTAAATGCACAGTAACTGGAATACGTTTATGGTAGGCACAAGCAAGAACGCTCTTGCCCTTATACTCAAACTCACCGTGGGCGAAAATAGTGGACCCCAGTACCTCCCCATAACCATTTCCGAAAGAATAGTTTGCGGCGTAGTTCAACCAACGACCGGTTTCTTCTGCCATGCCAAACTTACCCAACCCTAAGCTCTCTTCAACATCCTCAGACGTGGACCCCACAAGAGCAATTTCAAGGTCGTGAATTGCAGCTGAACCATTCATGGCAATTCCCGAAACAAAACCCCGCTCCATTAGATCAATCAAAATTGGTCCCAGACCAACTTTGATTATATGGCCACCAATCCCCCACAAAATTTTCTTACCAATAGCTTTGGCATGACGAACGTCACCAACCAAATTACGAAAATCATTTGCCGCTAAAAACCGCGGTAAAGAGTCCTTAAACGGAACAAACATCGCCTCAGCGAATGCACTATCAAGCGGCTTGGCAAAATCGGCAACAGTCACTTTACTCTTACGACTCTTCAACGGATACGTCGTAACTTTTTCGAAGCTCAGCGGCTTTATATCGTAAACACTCATGGTAACAACCCACTTTCTCGTGCAGCTTTTACGGCGTCAGACAACGGGCCCAGATACTTACTTCGCAACACTTCCAATCCATCATAGTGAACCCGCTCAGGATACGTTTCTTTGCGTAGCTCAACTATTTTTATCCACTTGCGCAGACAACGCAGACACAACAACGTTTTTTCTTCGACTGGTACGTTGGCAGCGCCACAGTCTTGACAACGCTGCTCGTGCAGCAACAAAATCAAATCGTCTATGACCAGCATTTTCATCCCACCATGAAACCATGACGACCACACCAATCGTAAACCCCACTACCGATAGAATAAAAATCATTGCCTTGCCTGACAATGTTTTCTTTGCACACAGGACAATAACATGGCTGATTTTCTTCAACCACGCAGTGCAATGGTATCCCGCACCTAGGACACGTTGCTGTTTTTGATTCTGTGCTCATGCGTTTTGTCCTCGCAAAAACTTGCAATGGTTCTCAAACAATCTTCTTCAAACCAGCAAGTATTATCTTCAGGATTGAAAGCGTATTTTCGCCACCGGCCAAACCAAGAAACCTTTCCGAGTCTGTGCCTACCGTCGTTTGTCATCACTTCCCAGACGTAGGTCTTGCCGGACTCACTCTGACCTACCATCTTAAACTCTATCCATATTTTTCCTTCATCTTTTGGCATCTTTTACCTCTGCGCAAAACTCAAGAACAAAATCTTGTTCAGCTTCAAAATAAGCGTCGTTAGCTGCTGTTTCTATTTCATGCTCTAACTTTCGATGCGCATCATCCTCTCGATCTTGCCAATGCGGGTACATGTCCTGCAAGGGAAACGATTTCTTACAAGCAGGACATTCAAACAACTTTGACTTTTCTTTCTTGACCATCAATGAATCTTTTCTTCGCCTTCGGTAGTCAACGGAACGTTGTAGGTACCCAGAATCTGGCCATTCTTGGCAACAGCAGCCATCAACCCAATTGGTATCTCATGCGACTCACAGACTCTGATAGCGCCTTTGGGCCAGTTTTCTTTCTTGGCTAGATCTGCAATCTTTTTCTGTATACCCGCTGCTTGCAAAGCCGTCACCAGAAAATAGAACGTGGCTTTGCTGACGATCATGGCAAACAGACCCTTCGGCGGATTATTGAGGAACTCAGACAGCGGCAGATTCTGGCGAGTTTTCTTTTCCCGGAAGATACGGACAGGCACGCCGGCTTTTTTGGCTTTGGTGACCATGTCCTTCGTGCCTTTGGAATTTTTCAAGTCGTTGTGGAACGCCAGTACCAGATGCGGCTTTCCTTCTCTCAACATCTGGCTATTCCTAATTGGACCGGCGGCTTTTCCGTACGTGGACCAGTCGGCAGGAAATCTCTTTGTTGGACAACCTAGAAACCGGGCTGCTTTGTGGCCCAACGAATCCGCTCCGGGAGCAGCCCCATCAATCACAAGCGGTAGGACGTACGGTCGAGTGACTTCACTGAGGACATGCAAAATGACCCGGTAATTTTTCCAGTGCCGGTCGCCACAGACCAGTATGCGCATTCCGTGCTTCATATCAACCTCGCTCCTATTCTACAATTTTACTATCGTCCTCCATACTTTTTCAGCATTGACACAGGTCAAATACTCTTCAACATCTTTCATTGGATAGATAGCATGGCCAGAATTGGCATCACCGAAGTAACGCTCTTTGGCGCTTCTGTCATACGGCATCTTTTTCAAATTAGTTCCCGGGAACCGATACACACGCCCACCCGGAAACAGTCTATACTGAACATCAACCTTTCGCCGAACCATTTCCGCTTCAAGCTCGGCAAACTCTTCTTTGTTACCATCTGTCAACAAGCAGTAATAGAAGTCGTGCAGCGGATTCTGCTTGGACATCACTCCTCCAACCACGGTGGCAGTCTGTAAGGCTCAACACCAGCCTTTTTTGCTTGCTCATCGTAGAATTTTTCAATGGTCATAGCGGCTCGTCTCCGTGTAGAACAGCCACCCACTCCTCTTCGCTAAACGGCTCCGGCTCAGGAGCAGCAGGGGCTAAGTGTGGTTTTACCGTACTAGCTGCGGGGCTAGCTTGGGGCTGGCGAGAATGCTGCTGGGTTGCGTGCTGGAGCGGGTTATCTAGGGTTACCTCCCCGGCTGTGAGGGCTTCTGCCAGCTGGCCGGCGTATTTAACGAGGGCTTTACGGACATGGGGAACCATTTTCGGCGTGAGGCTGTACCCGTATCGCTGGCAACTTTTCGCTACGCTGGAAAGAAACGCGGCGTCGGTACCGCTGAATCCGACGCCGTTCAAATAGTGCGTGTTTTCGGAGCGTTGCTCGTCGCTTGTTTGACGCTGGTACAAGCAAAACAGCAAAAGACCCAGATGGCGAATGGGCGTCTTTTCATCCTTCACGTACTGAACCACTTCGGTTTTGGACCAGAAGCTCATCTCATTCTCCTTCTCGGCCGCACTAGAAAGGCCAGAACAGTTGCCACACCAACGATTTCAGCCAACAGGATAATTGTATCCATGTCACGCCGCTTTCTGCTTTTTCTGGTGCTCGCGGACCTTCCAGATAGGCACGTACTGTGCTTGGAGCTGTTCTGACTCAACGCGCAAAGGACAGAAGCCTGTGCGCTGTCCCATGAACGTGTGCATGGTGCGATGCTCTGGGCACCAGCTGTGCACGAACGGCTGTAAGTAACCGTGTTCGAGTGCCCACTTCCAGGCTTGCTCGGAGTTCTTGAACCACTTCCCGTACCCATCCCCTTTTTGCAGCAGAACCCGGTCCTGATACGGGAACTTGTAAACGTGAAGCTCAACGCCCGACACACCGTCTTTTTCAACAGGAGACGTTGTGCTTACTCCCCAACCATCGCGCGTTACAGTCTGTTCTCTTTTCACCTTCGTGCTCCTCTCTTAGAACAATTTTTGCAGCCGATTACTGTAGATAGTCAACTGCTCGAACCACCGACGGGAAATCATTGTGCTGATAGGTTAAATGGTCGGCAACGCAAACAAACGTCACAGTCATTACACGTCCACGAGCTGTAAAATCTTTTTCCAAAAACTTAGCGTGAGCTTCACCATCGATTTTCTTACTATCAACTGTAAGCCCAGCCATCGACGTTTTTCCATTGCATTCAACTTTGAACCATGCTTGATAAGTCATTTTCGTTCTCCTCAATTTTTAATTTTACTACTCACGCCGCTACAACGTGGAACTGGTTCTGACAATGGGCCCAACCACCACGACGACCCGTAGGATTGACTCTCCCGGGCTGGTACTTTGTTTTGTGGCACTCAGTGCACGTTTCACCACCGTGCCTAGGGCACCGACCACCACCTATGTATTGCTGGGTGGCGTGATTCAGTTTTGCGGTTCGCCACAGGCAGCCGCGCTCTGGGCAGAAGCGCTCAGGATGCTCGGCTTTCTCTTGGCCAATCTTGGCGTTGACGTTCATTTTACGCTCCGTGCGCAATTCTGAATCTTTACGTCATCTTCCGTATAACCCATGTCCCGAATTTCTTCATCGAGGATTTCTTTGACCACGCCTTCGAGCGTCATCTCAGCAGCGTCAAAGACGTTGCTAACTGGTTCAGTAGAAAGTGTACGCCGAATGTCTCGGCAATTGGCTGCGTGTACATGCCACAGACCATCACCGTGGCATATGACGGTGAACTTGTAGCCAGCAGCAATTGAGTCACGACCAATGCGGTCTGTGCGTTTCCAATTGTAAGCGTTCATGGCTACCTCACCTCGATGCGCAGCGAACCGTTACCCACGTCTTTGGGCTTGGACACGTTCTTTGGTCCACCAGATGTAATATGACGGCCGGTGGAATGACGCATGCTACGCAATTCGTCGCGAAGAAAATTCTGAATCTCATTCGACTTCTCTTGGCCCAGATACTGCTTGACTGACATTCCGTTCACTGTGACTGTTGCTGTCGTTGCCATTTTCGTTCTCCTGTTTTTCTCTGTTCTCGACGCCGCTACAGCGCCGTAAAAAGGATAAGGGGTCGCTGTGTTAGCCGACCCCTTTCGTACAGTCTTTCTACCCAATGAAATTATATGAAATCCCTAGTTTCTAGTCAATCCCTGTTTTATAGGATAGGAGCGAAGGAAACGCGAAAGTCCAACCCACGCGTTACGCACCCATATAAGGGTATACGCGTACCCTCTCTGGACCCACCTTCTCTTTCGCAGGCTCGACCAGCTCTTGAATCAACCCACGCGGATTCGGCCCGAGGAAAACATAAAAGAAGTCGCACACGTTCAACAACGACAGATTCCGAGCTTTGAACAACTGGCCAAAAGTCTGCCGCGGAAACATCTTCCCTTCAAACTTGACACGCATCTCGGCAAATTTTATTTCCTCCTTTTTACAAAGCTGCATGACATGGTACCCGACCCCCCGGTCGCACCCCACGGAAATAACAACTAAGCGCTGGTCGTGTTCTTTGAACAACTCATGGATTATGTCAGTCACAACAAGACGGTCACTATCATCCATCCGTTCTCGTTCCCCCACGATAGCAACGTTCATCCCTCAGCCTCCCTCAAAAAGTTACTTACCAAATAGAACACGTCGAACGTCTGGCAGTTCGTAGTTTGGCCCTTTCAACACTTTGCCATTCTCAGCTAAGAGCGGCTCTCCGTTTGGCAGCAATTTTGTTAGATTAGACCTGTGTATCTCATCCACAACTTGTTCTAGGTCAACACCAAACTCGACACCAGTGCCAAACACCACGTACAGAATGTCTCCTAAAGCGTCGGCAGCTAGCACAAAATCACCTAGAGCATAAGCATCCCTCAACTCTTTGAACTCTTCTTCTATCAACTTGAATCGAAGGTCGACGCGCTCTTTAGACGGAAATTGCGGCGTTGCGCCTATATTAACCTGAAACTTCTCATGGAATTCTTGCACCTGCTTCTGCATTTTATTCATTTTCTACCTCCACGCTGCTGACTCGGTCTTTTTTCCTGACGACCAGATGACGCGCATCGGACAACTCAGAAAGAATGGCCGGATTGTGGGTCACCACAAACACAGACCCGAACTTCGGTACGACCTGCTTTAGACCTCTGGCAAACGTTCTGGCGGCCAACGGGTCCAGTCCCTCACCCGGCTCATCTAGAATCAACAAATTCGTTTGCGGTGCTACATGACGCAGGGCGAAACTGGTTATCAGAGAAGCGATTCTCATTTCGCCTTGTGACTGGTCAGCCACTTCTGAGCCACCGTTGGCGTTCACCACTTGAACGTCCGACTCGCCGTTCTCGTTTACGTTGAACACCACTTGTATTTCTTTTTCGGAGAACAACTGGGAGTAGTACGCAGCGGCTTTATTCAAAATAGGACACAGCTGCGCGTTTAGAAACGCTGGCATTCCTTTTCTCGAGAACGCCGACACGCAATACTGTAGCACTGGAACGGCGCTTCTAGATTTTTCCAAAGTGGCTTGAGCAGCAAGCAAAACTGCTTTGGCTGATTCTCTAGCTCGTGTGCTGGCAACCAATCTATTCTGACTTTCAACCGCTGAGCGAACCTGCTCTTGCAAAGAAGCAACCTCAGCGACATGTGTTCTAATCATGCCTTCGAGTTCTTCGTTACCACTCTCCCACTCCACAACTTTTTTCTTGGCGACAAGAAACTGTACGCTTAATTTCTGACTCTTGGCCAATAACGTACTTAGCATCTTTTCATTTTCGGCCTTGGCTGCCTTTACGTTTTCCACCACAGAGTCTTTATGCTCGTGGTCTATACTTTGCTCACACAAAGGACATTCAGCAGAAGTTATTCCGGACAGCTTGTCGACTTTGCTGCCGAACGAACGTATGCGCTCGCTTAACCCACCCGTCTTCGTATCAAGTAAACGCAACTCGTTCAGAATCTGGTCCCTACGTTTCTCAAGTTCTTTTCTCTGGCTCATGCCAGCTTTACGCACGGAAAGCAACCTTTCTTTTTGCTTACTTACCACGAGTAGCTTTTCCGCGAGCCGTTTTTTAGTTCCAGCTATGTCTGGAGATTCGGCTTCGAGTTCTTTTACAGCCAGCGCTGCACTTACATAGGTGTTGTTTGCCAAATCCAACTTGTAAGTTAGCTCAGCTACTTTTCGTTCAACAGACGCTAGGTCCTCTTTTACGTCCACAAGCGCCTTTTCAAACCGGTCTAGACCCTGCAATCTGGACAGGAACTGCTTTCGTTCTGATTCAGTTCCCGTCAGCATCAAGTTCGTTTTTCTCTGGTCAACGAACAAGGCGCCCGACAAAGTCTCCCACGTGAAACCTGTCAACGCTACTACAGCTTCTTGCGCTTCCTCTGGACGATTACCGGCTGCCTGCTCTTTACCGTCGACCCACAAACGCAGAAACTTTGGCTGGCGTCCACGTACAACTTTGCACAAATGACCTGCTTGGTTCTTGAACCGCACACCGGCAAAAGACCGACTCTTTTTATCTGTCCATCGAAACATCCAATGGTCATGCTTCTGACCTTTGAACGTCGAGCCAAACAACGCCACAGGCGGCGGTGACAGAAATGATGTTTTACCGGAGCCGTTCGATTTTTTCTTACGGTCTTCGTTGACTCCTGAAACAACCGTCAGCCCCGGTTCATACTGTATTTTTAACTTCTCGAAGCTCAAGAAATTTTCGCAATACGAGTCTAAGAACGTCAACTTGCCTGTACGCCTACCAACAGACCCGACCCCATGTAACCTACTCACAAGATACTTGATTACCTTTTCCTTCTGTGCTCCTAAAGACTCGTCGATGGTCTGCTCGACGTAGGCACGAACCTTCTGCTCGTCAGAGTCTTGTGCGCTCAACTTTATCCTTGCCTCTTGCGCTTGGGTCAGCTCTGGTACGGCGACTATCTCGGCGCCCGGATACTGTTTCTCTGCGTCACTTTTCGCTTTCTGAACAATGGTAAAAATATCAGACGCGCAGTCAACAGACACATGAATCCGAACCTTTGCACCTTGCCAGTTCTTTTTGTCTTTTGGAAACTCAGGCCACGTCGGGTCGAACATTCCCGGAATAGCAGACGGCAACTTGGACAGCTTTTTTTCTTCCCAATCGTACATCAGATAGCCTTTGCGCTGATTGGCTTCTCCCCAATCAGTGGCAAATGGTGACCCGACATAGTAAACGTTGTCTTTCACCTGCTGCTGCAAATGAATGTGGCCACCGATGCAAACCAAATACTTGTTCGGGCACAAGTCGGAAGTAGAAATATCCGCCTCTGAGCTAGTACGCACGTTGTAACGAGCCAGATTCAAGTCACTGTGAAAAACAAGCACTACACCTTCTTTTTTATCCTTTCTATTGTACACCTTCTTAGCCAAATCATGGGCCTCACGACGCATCAACACAGGGCTTTGGCGGAACGGAAGAAACGCGAGCAACCCACCGTTTATACCTGACATAGGTCTGACAATACTCGGCTGGTCATAGGCAAGAGCACCGGCTTTGCGAAGAACGTGTAGCCAGTTATCTCCGTCGGTATGCAAACCAAAACGGTCGTGGTTTCCAAGAACCATTAGAAACTGAATACGATTATTCCAATACTCACTAATCATGGTCATCACAGCATTGACCATCCGACCGTCGAGCGGATTGTACGGACGTTTCAAGTCACCACAGTGAACAACAGTCCGCACATCGTACTTTTCACAGTACGCTAGAATTTCTTTGTTGACAGAACGGAGTATGTCCAGATTTTCCAACTCCGCTTGCCAATCAGATGTAAAAATCGCTCTCATAGTTCTTTCTCGTCCACCATCTCACCACGAAACTTTTTGCACAGATAGTACATAGCCGAAACAGTTGCCGGACCCTGCGTCATGTCCGTACAAGAATCCACCCACGCCAATTTATCAATAGACGCCGCCATCCAATCACCACGCGGTCCCGGAAGCTCATTCAGCAAGCAGCCCCGCAGGTACCCGGATATTTTTGCCCGTAAAGCGCGCAAGTCTTCTGGAGTCGCTTTCGCAATCTCTTTTTTAACCGTGGCCCAGTCCCCATGCAGGATAGACTGCCCGACTGCTTTGGACGATATGTCGGCACTGAACGGCTCCGCCGCTACTCTAGCTGAGGCTCCCGCAACATAGCTCTCTACAGCAGCTAAAATGTTTCTCGGGCTCCGGACTTCTTCTTGCCACAACGCCTCGACCAACGGTGGCGTCGGCTTGTTCGACTTCAAAGCACGCATACCCAAAGCCACCAACCGCTCCATCTCTTTCATGGACAAAGGTCTCAGCTCTATGACCTTACAACGAGCGCTCAGAGTTCGAACTATTTTCGATGGATCTGTTGTACAAATTATCCACGTTGTACTGATTGGCGCTTCTTCAAAATACTTCAACAGAAGATTCTGGGCCTGCTTGGAAACAAACTGGGCCTCGTCCAGTATGTAAACCTTCATTTTACTACCAGACGGCGGCGTGTAATCTGCTCCCGATGCGATAGAACGAATCTCGTCTATACCCGTCGCGTCAGAGGCGTTTATTTCGTGTATTGCAAATGAACTTTTTCTGGCGTAACAAGCGTCGCACGGCTCACCAAACTCAGTTTGATGCGTACAGTTCAAAGCCATGGCCAAGATTCTTGCCGTAGTCGTTTTTCCTGTTCCTGTTTCTCCGACTAGCATCCAGGCAGACTGCTTCCGACCACTCTTAACTAGACCGCGAATGAGCTTAACCAACTCTCCTTGCCCAAACAGTTGACTAAACCGCTTGGGCCGGAGAGCTAGATTTAGTTGGCGGCTCATGCTTTGTTCTACAAGCTGACGGTCAACGTCTGCAATTCTTGGCTCAGGCCTTCAGCCGCCAGAACCATTACCTGACAAATTCTGTTGACGTCGACTTTCAACTGCTCCTTCTCTTCTTCAGTCAAGCCGGCTACCCACCTCCGCAACTCCTGCTTGGCATCGGCCATAGTTTTCCGCCCCGAAGATACATCGCCCAGCAAAGTAAACACGCTAGTCGGCAACCTCGTTTCCATCGGCTTGATTCTCTCACGCTCTGTTACTTTTTCTTTTTCTGTGGCCATTAGGCCCTCCTTTACTCAACTCCAGCTTCTTCGTGTGGACAGTAAACAGAAGCTAGTAAAGCTTCTCGCCATTCTTTTTCCATCTGCTTCTGCGTAGCGACGCCGTCACGAACCCAATACCCACTAGCGTGTAGTACCCAACCACGCTTGTGCATCTCTACGACCCAGCGATCTTCATTTATTGAGTGGCTCATTTTCCAGGTTCTGAATCTCCCGTTGCAAATACCAGCTAGCTTTTTTCAAGTCTTCAATCGGTGCACGACGGTCGTCTTTCTTACCAAAACGACAGATGTACTTGACGGCGTTTCCCAAGCAAAAACCCAACCCCCACGCCTCGATTACCTTTATCGCCTCATAGGTCGTGTCACCACCGTAGTGACTAGGATGATCAATTGCTTCTGACCGTCGAACATATGCGCCGACAGATGGATGCACTCTAGGCTCACCAGACTCTTGTTCGCTGTGTATACCTACACTTTTCATTACCCCCGGCTTAAAGCAGAACAAAGTAGAGCCACAATCACAAGGCGTTTTTAACATCCACAGCTCCGCCTCCTTATCTTGAGCCTCCACAACTTCTTGGTAAACAAGAGGATGGCCATTTGAGCAAAACCAACCCGGTACAACTTGCAACCTATTCGTCATACTTACTTCTTTCTTCTTCGATTTCTTTTCGAACGTATCTATGTAGAACGTTTTTAATCCACACTTCATACAAACAGTGTCTCGTCCGAAGAACTCGAATCCTCCGGTATCTCCGTTTTGCAAAGTACCCTGCAAACGAGAATCATCGTCAACGAAATCTTCCATAACTGTACCACAATTCTTACACACCAACCTCTGTATCATACCGCTTCCTCTTTTTGGATTTTCTTAGCGTCCAGAAATTGCATTCCCGGCTTATTCCACCACACCTTGAACCCGACTTTGTGACCCTCTTGGCTACCCTCACCGACTTTGTTCTTCCGGTTCGTGATTACGCCTTGCATACCGACCCTCGCGTCACCCTCTAATATCCGACCCCCACCCGCTCTCCGCACTCTGGCAATAGAACTGGCGTAGAACAACAGCGCATGACCACCCGGACTGTATTCCGGGTCGCCGAATCGCACACCCGGAGCGATTCTGACTTGATTGATAAGCAGGAACATGGCGTTGGACGCAGCGGCAATTCCCGTCCACCGTCTCAACAACTGGCCCATGAACTGAGCCAGAGACGTTTTTGTTCGCATGTTCTGATTTTCGATACCTGCCACTTCTTCGTCTTCCACCAGAAATGCTGTAACAGAATCCACACCCACAAATATTCTCCCGTCCGGCCTCTGACGGTGCTTCAACTTGACCCACTCTTCTGCTTCTGCGCACAGCTCTTGTGCGGTCTTGAGACGCATGTCAGTCACTTCGCCTTTTTTGTTTTTGATTTCAATCAACTCTGTTTTGAACAAAGCGACTTTGGCTGGATCTAAACCCCGCTTCCCTACCCACTTTTCATCGAAACTGTCTTCTGGGTCAACCCAAGCAACATCTGCACCGTCTTTTTGAGCGGCGGCGGCGATCTCCAAGGCCACGGCAGTTTTACCGTGAGACTCAAACCCGGTCAAACTGATTACCTTTCCGTATGGAAGACCATGCGTAGGGGAACCCAGTGCGGTGTGCAGAAGCGGCTCACCCATGTCGAGCCAATACTTGACTGCTTTCTCTTTCGAGACCGCGTGTCCTAACTTTTTCTGGATTAAGGCGATTTCTTCTTGCGGAGTAAGTTCTTTCTTTTGTACAACCATCGCGTCTGCCTCCGGGCGTCGTTCAAAAAGATTGAGGGGCGAGTTTTCCCCGCCCCTTACCCAACTACCTCCGTACCGGTTTTTTGGCAGGAGCGCCAGAGCCAGGCTTCTTACCTGTGGGCGGCGCTGGCCGTCGTACAGGTGGCGCAACAGGCTTTTTTGCCGGCTGTGCGACTGGCTTTTTCTTGGGCGGCGGAGCCGGTTCGTCTTCAGCGCTGAAATCGAATTCATCTTCAATCTCAGCCGCCGGCTCATCGGTTGTCTCGTCGAGAACTTCTTCTTCGGCGGTCTCTTCAACAACTTCTTCTTCGGCCGCTTCTTCCGTAGCTTCTTCTGCGAACTCGTCGAACTCGATATCCGCAGCTTGTTTCTTTACCGGCTTGCCGGCAGGCTTTACTGGCTTTTTCTTTGGCGGCGGCGCAGTTTCCAACTCCTCCTCAATGACTTCTTCAAACTCGTCGGCAACTTGTTCTTCTTCAACAGGCTCTTCAGCAACTTCTTCGGCAGCTTCTTCCACTTCTTCTGCGCCCTCCAAAGCTGCTTCCTCTTCTGCTGCCTCGACGTTTTCTGTGTCTTCTTCGATCGGCGGTGCAGCCTCTTCAACTTCTTGACCGTAGTACGCGGCCTTCTGACGAGCCTCATCGTACTTGTACACCAACAAACCAAACGGCTTGATCTTTGGAATCACAGCAGACGGAATCTTAGACGGGTCCGCGTCCGGCTCCAGAGCGCGGTAGCGTGTTTGCTTGTCCGTACCTGTCCTTGTGATGGTAAAATTGTAACCCCGGACTGGGTCGGTATACGGACGGTTGCCTCTGGCGAAGAACCCCAATAAGCCGGCTGCGACCGACCCCGGTGCTTCGAACAATACAGGACCCCGCCACGTTTCAGAAGCATCTTTGTAGATGATCTGGACCGCTGTCACTTCCTTGACTTGGGATTGCATGTACTCGCCAAGCTTCTTTTTCCTTGGATCTTTGCTTTCGGACAACTTTGGAATCACAACATCGCACAACCAGCACCGACCCTCTCCCTTTGCGTTCTTTCCACAACGGGCGCCTTGGTGCTTTGGTCCTACATCGTAGTGAACCATGTACTCAACGAAATCTGGATACTGACTACCCCGTGCGTTTGGCAACACACGAAACGTTGTATCCCCAACCGGAAGCTTGAAACGTCCTTTCGCTTGCTTACGTTTCAGAGCTTCTTGTGCTGCTTGTGCCTTCGTTCCCATCGTTCATCTCCTTAGATTTTTAGTGCAAACCCGAACTTGGGCGGTTCACAACACCACCCAATCTTTCAATCATGGCCCGTTTCCTCTCCAAATACAAATCAATAAAATCCGGCGAAAACTTTTTCGCCACGTACATGGCAATGTGGCAAATGCAACTAACTGTAAAAAGAAAAAATAGCCAACAACCGATTCCAACAATGGCCCAAAAAAGAAAATTCATTATCATAGCTGCTCACCCTTTGGCATTCTATCGCCCAAGCTACGCTTCGCACGGGACAGTGCGTCCGAACCTTTTACCCGCATCTCAGACGAATCTGGACCCATCATTCTGGCATACACCTCTATCATATCCCGACGCATCCGCATCGCCTCTTGCAAATTCCTTGACCACTCTTCAGCTAGCTCGGCATCTTGCAATGCTTTTTTTAACGACGCTAGTGCTTGGTCTGCGTCCAACAACTGATTCAAATGCGTTTCCGTCATTGACTTCTTACCCGGAGCGACAGAAGCAGCGTTCCTGCGATAGTTCAAAGCTCTTTTAGCTCTTGCCGTGTCGTAAGCAAGTTCAGCAGCGTTTTTCTTACGCATTTTCTGGATACGGTACCGTGCCGCATCCATATACAAACTGGCCTGCTCGAGCACAGCAGTCGGCAGCGTCTCTTCCGTAAAATCTAAACGGTTGAGTATGTCGTTCAACTGCTCCTGCGCTGACTGTGGCTTACTAGTCATATCCTATTCTACAATTCTACGCCGCAACAGGCGCTAAGTCTTTTTTGACCTTCTCGGCCAACTCAATTTGGAACTTCTTGTTCTTCTCACACCACTTCTGCAAGAATTCAGCTACAGGTTCACCAACGTAGTCTTGCATTACGCCCAACCTGTAGCCGGCCTTCGCTTCAACCTGCAACCCGATGCGCCACTTTATCTCCGGGAACCAGAACTTCACCCGCTTCAACGCTTCCGTTGTAAGCAACTCCACACCTTGCTTGTACGCTTCTCTCAACGTGCTCAACTTTACGAAAGCGTACAAAGAGTCGTGTACCTCCATACTCAACCGCCGAATGTGCTCAAACTTTTTCTGGTTCAACCGGAAGGCAGCCAACGCTATGACCATCAACTGGTGGGCTGTACCCTGAATTGGCGTGTTCCCCGTTACATACACGTGACCTTTTCGCCTAGCAACAAAGAAAGTGTTTGGAACCATTGGGCACCACATGCCAACAGCAGCGTTACAAATCCTACGCTTAACCCAACCCAAACTTACCTTCTCTCTACGCAGGGTATTACTTGTCCAAATACCAGTCATCTTTGGAACGTTTCCGAGCTTTTTCGAACGCGGCTTATACTTGGACATGTCTCTATAACGAACGGTTGTTGCGCTACCGGACAGCAAAGCCAGCATCTGAAACGCGTCTATACCTTCTTTGCTCTTGCAGCAAAACCCAGACTTATCCGACCCAACATATCCGTCGCCTAACAGCATTGTTTCGTACAGAACTTGGCATTGATGTCCAGACAACTGACTTACAAATTCAGGAGTTAATATTCTTTTTGGGAACGTCGCTCTAAACCAACCCCCATTCAAGCCACTAAAGGACCAAAAAATTTCCTCGTTCGGCTTTCTATCTTTCTTTGCTTTTGTCCTATAAGGAATGGCTAAACGCGCAAACAATTCGTCAATCACAACGACTGTTCTCTTTTTAACTTGGCAAACCTTTACCGAATTACTAGCGTATCCTCGACCTTTTCCGTAATGACCGTCGGTTAGTACCCAACCAATTAAACGAATCCAGTCATCCGACAAATTTTTACCAGCTGGACCATTATACGGGCCCACACGCGGTATACTACCCCATCCACTCGGCAACGTACTAGATTGACGCTCGTAGAACCGGCCGTGGTCCTCAACCAACCACCTATGATGCGGTGTAGTAACTGCACTGAAACTTTTAGAAGACAATGTGCAAACAGGACCGGCATAGTTTGGATAACGAACCACCTTCGTAGCAGCCTGCCACTCCAACTTACCGGTCTTCTGATTCATAGTCAGCAAAACGTCACCGGATTTCAATTGCCAACCGGAAACCCAGCCACGCTGTGTTAATGCCTCTGTCTCAAAATCTACACAATTCATTGATTGGTTTTTCCAAAAAGAAGATCGCTCGTTGTCGTACGGCGATATTTCTCGCTTGAAACCGAACAGTGATTCTACGTAACCGTGCTGCTCGGCCATGGCAATCTGACTATCCATGAACGGCTTCACTTTCGTGAATCGCTGGAAATATTTGTTGTACCACGCTAGGATTTTGTTTCTATCTGGCGGCGTGATTCCCAGTTTCTTTGCCTCAGCAAGTATGTGTAAGTACAGATTGTCTGGTGTCAACCCGTAAACGATACCGAAATGCAGCCCCTTGATTACCGTTCGTATCTCTCGATCCTTTTTTATCTTCTCTACTGGAATACCCGTCAACAAGTTTCCGACTGAGGAATGCAAATCGAATTGTGACAACGAAGCTTGAATCAATAACGGGTCACCAGACATCTGGGCTAGAATTCTCATTTCCAACTGAGAGTGATCTAACCCAAGGAACACATCGGTGTCGCCAAACTTTTTAAGTATCTCTTCGCAAGAATGCCCAGCCAGCCACATGGCGTAAATAGCACGCCATCGTAGGTCAGAAACTAGCATGCACTCAATGGCCGGGTCACCATCTATATTTTGTAGGTTTACAAGACCGGTTTCGTGCTCGTCGCCTTTTTTCGAACCGCCACTAGACAACCTACCCGTCGCTGTCCCAGTCAACCACCACTTCGTTCTAACCCGACCACCATACAGTTCAGCCGAACGATGAAACCCAGTCATGTAGGTAGATTCTTTTTTACCCAACCGCCGACCCTCTGCAACTAGACCCGGGGCAGGATGGAAGCTTTCGAGGATCTCCATCGTTTCTTTTCTCGTGTTTAGCTTTTTGTTTTTCTCATGCCACTCCGGCGGCAGATGCTTTTGTACTTTCAATCGCGCAAACAAGAACTCTGTTACTTGCTTTGGCGAGTTTACGTTGAAATTCGGATTACCAGACAACTTCTCTAGCTTGGCGTGTATCTTGTTCAAGCGTTTTGGAATCCAAGTCTCGAGGAACTGATGGTGCTTGGCGTCGAACAAAGGCCCACGCGGCTGCATTTCTTCCAGTACAGCGCCTGCGTGCAGAAACACGGTTTGCAACGACGGATTTACTTTTTTCTTAGTGGTCAATTCTATGCGTTTCGTTAGGTCACAGTCAGCACCGTTGTATACAGTCAACGACTTCTTGGGAACGGTGTACGGGTTCCACAATTTTCTTTCTGGGTCGGTGTAGAACGGCTCAACGATGGCCTTGTAACCAGCAAAGTTCGGAAACCGCGCCTCGGCAATAGCCGCTAGCCCATAGGCCCAGCGATTGGAGTAGGCTAAATACTCGGCGTAGTTCGTATCGTAGTCGAACCCTTTTACCCTGATACCCAGCAACCGCCAGAACTCTTTTGCGTCTGTGCACCCGTAGTGCATCGCTTTTCGTATCTTCGGATTTTCCATTACCGCTTTGAAAAACCTCAACACAATGGGCTTATTTTTTGCTGGTGCTTCTGGGTGGTCATAGTAAACCGTACGAGATACACCTGGCTTGTAACAAAACCCGACGCAGACCATTACCGGCTTTCCAGTCTTATCATGGCCATGCTCAACGTCAACAACTATGCGTACCCCAGCGTCTGCCACTCTTAGTAACTCAAGAAACAATTCCTTCAAACCCGCTGGCTCGGCCTCTTTGTAATCCTGCTTTTCGATGTAGGAAAACCGCGAACCGGCGCCTTCGGATATTTCCTTTACCGACTGCAACGCGGCTCGGAACTCACCCATCTTGGAGCGCGTACCACCCCGCAGAAAAAAGGCTGGGTGAAACGTGCAAATGACCCAAGCATTTAGACGCTCTATCCATCGAACCTTTTCAGTTTTTCTGTAATCGCGGCCCAGAAATGCTTTCGCGGCAACAGCGCCCAACACCAGATGAACCTTTGCGCGCCCAGAATTTATTCTCAGCGCTTCTTCGGTGTAGATAGAACAGCAATGCAATACGTCTTTCGGCGGCTCACCGTCGACCATTCTCTCGTCGCCGTACTCGTCCGTAACCAGCTTTGGCGTCCGACACCGTACTACGTTCTGGACGTCGCACATCTGACGTGTGATACCAACGGCGGCCAACTCTTTCCAGAGAAATTGTCCTGATTTACCAATCAGCTCTAATCCTTTTTCGTTCTCTTCCACTCCCGGGTTCATACCCCAGATCATTATTTTCTGACCCGTTAGACGTACCAGCCCCTTTACCTTCCTGATACCCGGAGCTTGGTTCATTGGGCAGAAAGCGCAGCCGCGCTGCGCACTGGCTTTAGGTGTTTTGGCGACGCGCTTGACCAAAGCCTTTTTGGCTACGTTGGACTTAGCTGGTGCTATGTCGTCTGGGTCGATGTCAAACAACGTACCACTATTCGCCATAATTCAAAGCTCTACTTTCTTCCAACCGTACAACGTCCTTGTCATCGTGATGCGTGGACAATTCCAGAATCTTGCAACCTCTTGCATCACTTTTCTTTACGTAGAAACGATGCCGCACTCCAGCTGGAATCGTTATACGCGCTCCAGCGTTCAAACCAAAAGTTACATCATCAAAAACAAGACGGCACAAACCACTCAAAACTAGGAACGTTTCGTTTTTCTTTTTGTGATAGTGCAGGGAACTGGTGAACCCAGCGTTCACGGCAAGAATCTTTCCGCAATACTCGTCGTTGTTTTCTAACCAATACTCGACGCCCCAAACCTTCTCGACCATCCGAACCGGGCCGTAGCTAACGGGTATATACTCCGGTGGCTTTTGCGTCATCATGAATACTTCTGGGGAAATAACAAAACCGATTCTGGAACTCATTTCTTTGCCTTCACAGCGACCAGTAACTGATGGTCACCGGACTCAATTGTGTACATACGATTACCTGGAAGCTCCACACGCACAGTCAAATCCGTGTCCAGCTTTCCGAAGTACTGAAACGCCAACAACAGTCTATCCAATGGCCACTCCAAGATGGCGGCACTCTCTAGCATTCCGGCTGACTTCAGTACTTCGAGAAACTGGCCATGTTCTATTTTACAAATGAACTTGACGACGGCGCTTTTTTCCACACCCCGCATCTGCAAGACCCATTCTTCCCTACGCACGCCGGAAAGATAGGTACCCAGGCGATTTGCGACCTCACCGAACTCCTTGGGCTTGAACGTAAATACATGCTTAAACCTCTTGGCCCACTCCAACTGCTTGTTGGCAGAATCGAATGGGAACTCTTCTTTGGCCTTTATCTGGACAGTCTGTTCCAGACGACCGTTTTTACAGGCCACCACTACGCGGTCTTTTCCATAGTAGACCGCCGTCGCTAGATCGCTGGCTAGCGTACTTACAATCGATGCTGGAAACGGAATGTGCAAACCCTTCAGACCATTATGCTTGGCTGTGAACAAAGCGATGTTATCAGTCGCATACACACGACCATCGTGCAGATACACGCAATTCAAATGCGGAACAGACGGATCGTTTGTCGCACACGTCGCGGCGGCTGCTAACGCGGCGCTTAACATCTTGTCCATCGGCAGCTTCTTCAACGTTTCCAGCTTGGTAAAGTCTCCGTACCCTTTCTGCTCCAGAGACTGGGTTAACTCCAACTTACGATTGCGCCACGTCATGCACAACTTTTTCTCATCCTCGTAGATACAAAACAAGTCACTCTTTTTTCTGTTATCGTCCTTGAACTCGTTCTCAGGCAAAGACGACACAAACGGGGACAACAGACGACGGTCAACGTAAAACAGCTTCTTTGGCTGCCAATCACCAGAAGCTTTTGCTGTGGCCATTCCCAGCATGTCTGCGTTTAACCTGAAAACAACTACGCCCGGATGGCGCAAATCAAGCTGTATGAAATCAGACGACGGGATTCCCGCTTTCGACGGAACCAAATCCAGAACCTTGAATGCGTCGTGCAACGCTTTTACTTCAATCAGACGATTTTCCATCACGCGCTTCCTTTTACACGCCTTGGACGCATTCTCTGCCTGTTCTTCTTCTGCTCCAGCATCTCCGCCAGTACTATTCCGTACTCGATTTCTATTGCACCATTCTCCAACGCAAGCTTCTTTTTACTGAGAGCAATATCAAAGTGCTCTCTATGCGTACCTTGGTCCTGAATCCACTTTCTCCGTACGCCAATCTTGTCGACCATAGCCAATAACTCTTTGGTCGTATCAGCTATCAAATGGCACATCACCATCTGACCAAACGGAGCATTCATATCGTCTACGTATACAGCCACACTACCTCCGAGCATTGACTGCAGACAGAAACTCTTCTCTCGTCGCTTGGCGCCGGAACGCTCCGAACAGAGACGTGGTCGTCGTTACAGAAGCTTGCTTTGCACCGCGCATTTCCATGCACAGGTGCCGGCCCCGTATGATACAAGCCGACCCTTTTGGCTCTAGATACTTTTGCAGTGTTTCAGCAATCTCTACCGTCGTCGTTTCCTGCAACGCTGGCTTTTTGGCAATCAATTCAGCTAGTCTGGCTAGCTTCGAGATTCCCAGAATCTTGCCGTACGGAATGTATGACACCCACACATTCATTTCTACTGGCAGAAAATGGTGCGGACACATCGACCACACGTGCACTGGGCCGACGACAACCATCTCGTCAGATTTTCCCGGAAAAGTCTTCGACAGAATTTCTTCTATTCGCAGTTCTGGATAAACCAAACCGCCTAAGATTTCAGCGTACGCTCTTGCGATACGCTTTGGCGTTTCCTCAAAATTTTTGTTTTTTACGTCGATACGAAAGCACGCGCCCATCGCAACAATTATGTCCTGAAAAGATAACTCGACTGATTTTTCAAACGCTTGCATCATATCGTTTGGGTCAACTAAACGAGACAGCATCTTTACGTTAACTTTACTTCCAAACAGGACCTTGTCAACTTCCGGCGTCAAATCTTTTTGGCGTTTCAAATGTGCCTCCACGACTTCCTCAAACATATACTGCTTATTGCAGCTCTTGTCACTCCATACAACTCCGCCAAATCCTTTTGCTGTGCAGAACCGTTTGCAACTAGTCTTCTTATTCTTAACACGTCCCGTTCAAAAAGCTTGGAGTGTGCCTTCAGAGAACCTCTTGGTAAAAGACCAGTACTAGCTGCATGCCGACAGTTCTCAACATGCGTTTTATACTCTAAATTACGAAAGTAGTTGTTCGACTTTACGCCATCTTTATGATTCACTTCCTTACCACGAGGGCACGGGCCGATGAACGCTTCTGCTACAACTTGGTGACCTTTCAAATGAAAAGTTCTAGACTTAACAGATACTTTGTAATCATGATACAAATCTTTGTCAACAGAAGGCTTTAGAATTTTTCCGATGTATGTTTTTGGACCTGATTTCTCTCTTCTTATACGCCCAAAACACGAAACAGAGTAGCAACCGGACGTACCTGGTATCACCTTCCAAGTTTCTTTCAAAACAGCCTCCCCCACTTCCGCACTTTTGCCTGCATTACTTCTTTGAAATCGTGCAAGTGTGAAAAAATGTACCCATTCCACATGAACCTGTACGACGGGGAAATCTGTAACAACTCGAAATTATACCCACGCTCTTCTACCTTACGACGAACTTCCTTCTGAACTGACGGCGACAGCGCTTGATAAGCATTTTGCGGATTTTTCCTATGACCAGCAGCACTAGACACCTGCACAGCATTCATCTTACCGCGCTCAAAGTCAGGAAAGTAAACACAGCCATAAGCCGACGCTCTGGACCAGCTGCTAGAGTCTATTGATGTCCAATCGAACATAAACGCAAAACTCAATTTTGTGAGACCGAACCCGTGCGTTTTTACGTCTTTGTACTTGGACACCACGTCGAACACCCGCGAGTAGTAGTCTTTCAATGAACGCCACGACGTGTTGTTTACAGGAATAGTTCCGATTCCGATATACTTGTAGCCCTCTTTACAGTACCGGTGCAACCACTCTAGCGAAGAGTCTCCATGATATAGCGGCGCAGGCTTAAGCCCATAAGATTCCAGCCGCTTGGTCATGGCGTAGATTTTCTCACAGTTTTTCACGTAGTCGAACGTAGCATAGAAGTCCCAATACTTGGCGTGCTTCTTACAGAACGTTACGTACTGCTGGACGACAATTTCCCGCATTTGCTCCAGCGTTTGACCTTTGAACATCCCCGTCGTGCCGCCGACCTTGGCTTGCTGCTTGGTAGCATAGTTGTGGAAGGAAAACGCTGACGAGTCCATCATCAAATTTACTTTTCGCCTTAGCGAATTTACGTACGCTTCCTTGGCACGCTCGGCATAATAAAACGCTCCCGGATACACGTAGGCGAAATTGACGCAACGATACCTACAACCCGTTGCTTCCAACCACTGGTCGTCAACCTCGGCTACGTTTGTAATCGGAAGCGCCAAGTAAACATGTGGAAGCGCATCAGTTTGAGGCGTAACGTTTTTTGGAAGGAACTTTTTCTCGATTAGCTCAACCGGCTGACGCGACATTCAACTCTCCACCGTTCAAGGTAAACTCGGCGCAGATTTTACGGTCTGGACAAACTTTTGAGCACGCTAAAACGGTAGGATTGTATCCGTACAGCACCAGACCGTTGCGCTTGACACTTTTCTTTCCGAAGCAAGACTGGCCGTGTGGCAACTCTTGCATGGCTTCGTAACAGTCTCGGCAGATACCCGTCGAAGCGAAGTAACGAG